TATCGGTGCTAATACATTTACAGCCCAGTCATATAACTTTACAATTCAAGAAAGTTTAACAGGCAGTGCTACAGAAAGCGATGCAGTAACAGTTACATTTACTGGCGCATCTGGCGATACAGACGCTGAGGCACTAGCAACTGCAATTAACTCAGCAGGTTTAGTAAACGTCGTTGCTGAAATTAATTCACAAAACCGTTTAGTAATTACACATACTGCTGGCGGCGAAATTTATCTAACAGACGGCACACACGCACCTTTAGCTGCAATTTTTGCAACTAGCGGAGCAAGTGCAACTGCTAACTTATATGCAGCACCTGCAGGAACAACATTTGACTATGTTGCTACTCTATGGCAAGAACTATTCCACAAGACAGGAACTGATGCTCCTAAGAGCTTAACAGCAGACGGTCAACTATGGTATAACAGCTTAATCGACGAAGTGGACATTATGGTTCACGACGGTTCTAAGTGGGTTGGTTATCTAAACTATGATAACGAGTCTGGTGCAAACGGTGATGGCGCAACAAACGCCACAGGTCCAATTGTTTCAGCAACTGCTCCTATTACACAAGCTGACGGAACTACTGCGCTAAAGAATGGCGATCTATGGATTGACACTAGCGACTTAGAGAACTTCCCAATGATTTACAAGTTTAACTTTGTAACTAAGAAGTGGGTATTGGTTGACAGCAGTGACCAATCAACAGAAGACGGTGTTCTATTTGCAGATGCACGTTGGAATACAGACGGTAGAACAGCAGACGCAGCTACAATTACAGAATTGCTATCAAGCGACTTTGTAGACTTTGACGCTCCAGATCCAGCACTATATCCAAAGGGTATGTTGCTATGGAACCTACGCCGTTCAGGATTCAACGTTAAGCGTTTTGTTCGTGACTATGTTGACACAACAGCACGTAACCACAGATCTGCTAACGACGAATTGATGACATTGTATTATCCACACCGTTGGTTATCAGAAGCTGGTAACCAAGAGAACGGTGCCGGCACATTTGGTCGTAAGGCACAGCGTAAGGTTGTTATTCAGAAGCTACAAGCTCTTGTTAACAGCAATCAACAAATCCGTGACGAAGAAGCACGTATTTTTAACTTAATTGCTTGCCCTGGTTACCCAGAGCTAATTGGCGAAATGATCAGCTTGAACTACGATCGCGGCTTGACAGCGTTTGTTGTAGGCGATACACCAGCACGTTTAACACCAGATGCAACTTCATTGTTGAACTGGGGAACTAACCAAGCAGGTGCATTAGAAGACAACGATAGCGGTTTAGTATCAAGTGACGAATACATGGCTGTGTTCTATCCATGGGGCTACACAAGCGACAACATCGGTAACAACGTTGTTGTTCCTCCAAGCCACATGATGCTACGCACTATTGCATTGAACGACCAAGTTGCTTATCCTTGGTTTGCTCCAGCAGGAACACGCCGTGGTGGTATTACTAACGCAACAGCAGTTGGTTATATTACAGGTGAAGGCGAATTCCAGTCAGTTGCATTGAACACTGGACAGCGTGATACACTTGCTCAAGTTAAGGTTAACCCATTAACTTTCATTACTGGAACTGGTCTTGTAAACTACGGACAATATACTCGTGCTCGTGCAGCAAGTGCATTGGATCGTATCAACGTAGCTCGTCTAGTAATCCACTTACGTAGACAGTTTACACAGTTGGCTAAACCATATGTGTTTGAACCAAACGATAAGATTACACGCGACGAAATCAAACAAGCGGCTGAAAGTCTATTGTTAGAATTAGTAGGACAACGTGCATTGTATGACTACATTGTAGTTTGCGATTCATCAAACAATACTCCTGCTAGAATTGATCGTAGTGAACTATACCTTGATGTAGCTATTGAACCAGTTAAGGCAGTGGAATTTATCTACATTCCATTACGCTTGAAGAACACTGGCGAGATCAAAGGTCTATAATTAAAGGAATAATAAAATGGCAATCGCAACACTATCAAGATTTACAGTTCCACTAGCATCAGACCAGAGCGCCAGCGCTCAAGGTATGTTGATGCCGAAGATGAAATATCGCTTCCGCATTATGTTTGAGAACTTTGGAGTTTCAACTCCTACAACAGAGCTAACAAAGCAAGTAGCTGAAGCTAAACGTCCAAGTGTAAACTTCAAAGATATTACCCTTGAAGTTTATAACTCAACAATGCACTATGCTGGTAAGGCAACTTGGGATGCTATTACTGTTAAACTACGTGACGACGTTACTGGTTCAGTAAGCAAGCTAGTTGGTGAACAAATGCAGAAGCAATACGACTTCTTTGAACAAGCTACAGCAGCAGCTGGTAGCGATTATAAGTTCGTTATGCGCATTGAAATGCTAGACGGCGGCAACGGTGCAAGCACACCTAACATTCTTGAAACATGGGAATGCTACGGGTGTTTTGTTACTAAAGTTGACTACGACACCATCAACTATGCAACACAAGAAGCTGCAATGATTAGCATTACAATTCAACCTGATAACTGCTTACAAACAGCAGGAACAGTTGGCGTAGGCACAGCAGTTACACGTGGCACAGGCACTGGCGTAACAGGCGGCGGAGCACGTTAATCAAATTAGCTCGCTTAGGCGAGCTTTTTTGTGACTTGACATAAACTACGTATATTATTTTTTAAATAAATATTATTATGGCAAATCCGTATAACGCTTATCGAAATAACAATCTAAATCCTAATACTTTACAGAAGGATTATGCTCATGCTGCACGACTATTTGCAGATGATAATTTTAGGTTAGCCCCTAAGTTAGATTTCTTATTTCATGTGTCATTTAACATCAATGCCGGTGCGTTAAAAGATCAAGATTTAAAACAACGTCACGCCAAGGAAATTAATATGTTGGTAAAGAATGTAACTTTACCTAAATTTACACTACAAACTGAAACTATTAATCAATATAATAGAAAACATGTTGTGCAAATTCAACATAAGTTTGATCCTTGCACAATTAAGTTCCATGATGATAACATGGGATTGATTAATAAGATGTGGCAAAATTATTATAGCTACTACTATGCCGATTCGGCCTCAGCAGCTAACCCAGGAAGTGCTTATGCTAGAAACGCATATAGCAGAGCCCCGTCAAACAAATATGGTTTAGATAATAAGTCAACTGGTCAGTTTTTTACTAGCATTACCATTTATCAATTAGCAAGACACCAATGGTTTGCATTTAAATTAATCAATCCAATGATTGCAAGTTTTGATCACCAGGCAATGGATTATAGTAAAACTAATACTGCTCACGAATTAGCAATGACTCTTAACTATGAAGCCGTTCATTATTCAACTGGAGAGATCAGCGCAGATACTCCAGAAGGATTTGGCACAGAGCATTACGATCAAACACCTAGTCCGCTATCATTACCTCGAGGAGTTACTCCGTTAACGTCTACCGCAGTTACTACTGGACCCGGTCTTGGCACTGCACAGGCAAGACGAAATGCAAGCTCTACTATAGACAACTATCAAAATAGACAAGACTTGCCATCTGCTGGGACTACAGGCATTGCAACATCTAAGAGCATTTCATCTACTGCTACACCCGGTGTGGGCGGTGTTCAAGGAACTGCCTTCCCAGTTGCACCTGCAACCAATAAAAATACAGTTGCTGCCAAACCGGTAAATATTACTGGTAATAATAACACAGTTTTTGTAGCACAATAATATGGCATCTAATCTTCCTTCAACTCAATCAAACGACAGTTCAACTGACGTTAAGCAGTTCTTTGACAAGTATTTTATTCATGAAGTAAGTTTTCCTAGCAACCAAATTGATGCAGTCCTTGGCTTCTTTTTAAAGCGAGGATTTGATACTGATAGTGCAAGAAGCACAAGTATTGTATTATTAAATCAAGCTAGGATTGATAATGTAAATGTCTTTACACTACTAGACACACTAAAAGCATTGTCCGATGTTCAACTAAGTCAAGTAGTTGCAGAAGTATTAAACGCTTATCGAGAGAAGGTTAGCGTCTTAGGATATCGTGTTGCTACGGTATCAGATACGTTTGAATCTCGTAACAT